CCCGGTTGCAGCTTGACATGCCACTTGCCATAAACGTCCAGAAACCCCGTTTGGGTCGTGCCATCTGTCCAGTAAAAGGTCACATGGCTACTGGTATTCACCACGCGGCGGCGGTACACATCCACTGAAAAAACAAAGTTGTCATCGTTAACGGGACTAAGACCCTCGACAAGTCCGGGGTTGAGGGTTTCCCACAGTTCGGGTTTCACCATCTGCCAGCGTTGGCCCGTGATGGTTAAAATGCCCCCTGAAATACTGAGGCGCACCGGACGAATACGCCATGTCTCGTCGCGGTCTGTCAGGCGGTCATTGTCTGAAAAATAGACCGCAAGTTCGCTGGTATCAGTCAGTGTGGTACTGAGGGTTGCCGACCAACTACGGCGGTTATTGCTGTCGTCGGCTTCCCCATATGTCACAGGTACATTGGCTTCCACCAGTGTTTCTGTAATGACACCCCCGTTTTGGACGTGTCCCCAATGCAAGGGGGTGAGCAGTTCGGTTATGCGTTGTTCAATAAACGCCTCACTGCTTTCCACCAACGTGACGCGGTACAGGGTATCGCTTTCGGCAGTGGGTTGGGCTTTCCATCCCAGTTCCGCAGCAATACGGCTTTCGGCCTCCTGAATAGCAGCAGCAATACTTTCCCTACCCAGCGCATCATGGTTCTGCCAGTCGTGTTGGTACAGAACAGGCCGCGAGGTGCGATCCCCTTTGATGAGGCCCGACCCCATCACTCCATTAAAGAGTGCGGGATGAATACCCCAAAGGGCGGCCCATTGGTCGAGGGAAACGGCTGTCGCAATGCTGGCACGGGCCATTAGAATTTCTTCCTTGCTGACTGCGCGTAATCAGTCAAAATCTTACTCAGGCGTCGTTCCAATACTTTCCCGTACAGACGTTCCACTTCAGCATCAAAATTGCGCGGCGTGATCCCCGGATGGAATACCATATCGCGCACAATGTAGTCCCCATACTTGCCCCCCGTTGGATCAGATACCAAGCTGCCGGGGCGGGTTTTGGGTTCAAATTCTTCACGGTAGGCCAGATTGCGGGCATTCACGGGTTCGATGGGATACCAGTCACTACGGTTGCCTGCGGCCTGCCCCGTCCCGTCGTTCACATAAGTGAAAACGGGATCGAAGGTATACACCATGACTTCATAATCCTCACCGACTTCCAAGTCCACATCAAACTCAGGCGACGTGTCCCAGTCATCGGTGAGCGATTCATATTCATTCAGCATGTCAAGGGCAGTATCCAGCAAAGCATCTTCCAGCGCCCGTTCAAGGGTAAAGGTTGGAAAAGGCCCTGCGTAAACCGCTACTGACACGACACTAGCCATTGCTGTATATCCCGTTGGTCAATGTGCCATAAACGGATACGCTACCTGTGACACGAGTAATGCGGGCACGGAAGTAATGCCATCCGCGCACGTTAACCACATACCCCGCAGTCGTGGGATCGGTCACAGTTGAAGCAAGGGTTGTCCAGTCCGCCACTGAGCGTCCCACAATGGGAATCCATGTGGTATCGTCGGCGCTACGCACTTCAAACACCACTGTCCCAGTGAAGGTTGACCCCTCAATGTAGACCGTGACGCCCCCAATGTCACCCTGCCCCAGTGCCGCTACCGTGCCATCGGCGGTAAGATTAGCAGCAGCATGAAAGGTAATGCGTTGGGCCATTGTGTCCTGCCTTTACGCACGTTCCTGCGAGATATGCACATAGTCCACTGTGATAACCGGATCGCCCGTGCCCCCAATGTGGACTGCGGCGATGATGGGGCATAAAGCCACCCCCGTGCGGTAAGCGTTCAAACGACTCCCAATCAGCACATCATTGATATAGAAGTCCACTGACAAGTCAGCGTTCCACGCCACTGATAATTTTTGATAACTGGTGCTGACCGTCGAAGTTGTGACCGTAGCGGCATCAGTGCCGTTGTTGGCGGTGCCGTAATACCAGAACGCACCCCCATTGGCGAGTTCATAAATCCAACCCATGAAGTCCGTTGGCACAATGGCAGGTGTGACGACATTGGTGCAGAGGTCGCCACCCGATTCGGTTTTGGCATCGGTCATGCCAACCACCAAGTTGTCTACTGCGTTGGCTGCACCTGTAACCTTCAGCAATACATCCAAACGCCCCGGATAGGTCGTGGAAAAGGAAATGCCGCTGGCAAGGTTGGCAAAGTCGTTGGCGGTTGATCCCAATGAAAGGGTCACAGTGCCCCCGTGTGCCTCCGCTAATGCGATGGCGCTTTGGTCAGTGCCATCGGCTTCGACTGCTGAGGCCCACAGGTCGGTGTTGAGCGTGTCGCCCAAAAAGTCCTCAAAGAACGTGATGCGTTTGAGGGGATCAATGTAACCCTGATCCCCAATCACCAGTCGTTCATCAAGGCTCTTAGGGGAATGATTCAGCCCGTAAGTTAGCCCTTGAACCATGTTAACGTTCTCCTAGCCTAACTCGTAGGCGATTCGCTGTATTGGCCCACCAGCATGGCAGCAACCGCTGAGGCCGCACCAAGTTCAGTCGCCACTTGGATTCGCAGATAGCGACGGCAACGGCGCAGATCAACCGCCACAGTTTTGACGCCTGCGGTATTGAGATTGGCAAGGGTGTCGGTGTCGCCCGTGACGGGATCGGTCAAGATGCTGGCGGTCACAGCAGCAAACCCCGACCCACTAGCGTCTGAGTGTTCCACTGAAACGGTGGTGTCGGCCCCCGCATCTTCGTTGGTCACGACGATGAGAGCGCGTTCTTTCAACCAGTCTTGGAGGTCTACCACCGTCACCGCAGCATTAACGGCTGCGATGTTGGCGTAGGCATCATTGTTCAGGAGGCTCACCACCTGAATTGCTTGGGCAGTGTCGAGTTGATAGTGACTCATTTTGTCTATTCTCCCTTAGTCCACAATGCGGACGCCCGTCATGTAGGCGAAGGCTTGGGCATACTCGACATTGCAGTCAGTACCCACTTCGCCTTTGTAGACGACCTGCGAAGCCGCAAAGTTGACGTGTTCGCTGGCAGTCATCTCGACTGTGGGGCTGTTGCCAATCATGAAATTGCTCCACTCCCCGAAGAAGATGTAGGAACAATCGGTGCTGGTGCCCACCGTCAAGTTGACAGGCACTTGGGTCGTGGTATAGATCGGATACCCATACAGCATGGCGGGTTCGCGGTTGTTTGCCACGTTATCAATGAAATAGTGGCGACCTTCGGCATCTGCCATTTCGCGCAGCACCGACTTTTGGCGGGGGTGCATGACCCACGCTTTCGTGCCCGTTTCGGGTACATCGCTGGTTTCCACCATTTGCATCAGGCGGGAGAAGTCGGTCAATGTTGGTAGACCGCCGTTCGCCAACGCGCCAGAAGCCGTCGCAGAATCCCCAGCGAGGGTCGCGCCCACGCCCATTGTGCGGACGTTGGGAATGTTGATGAGGCCACGCGGTTGTGCGCCTGTGTTGTTGGCACCCGTAGGTACCGCCCCGATGCCCGTCAGGTACGAGAGTTCCATTAAACGGCGCAGACGGTTGGTGATGCGGCGGGTGATGAGTTCTTGAACTTTGGCTTGGGCCGTGCTGTTGAGCAGGAGGCGAGAGACGTTGACCATCGCAGCGGCGTAATTCAGATTCATGGTGATACTGCCACCCGTGAAGTCGCTGGCGGTGCGGGTCTGGTGTTCCCCGACCCAGTAGGCGGTGATGTCACTGTTTTCCACTGGAATCTGCAACTGCTGATTGTCAATGGGCATGAAGGTCGCACCCAGCTGGGTGAATACCAACGCAGATTCGAGGCGTTGGATAATCATGTCCGACACCTGCGGGGGAATCAGCCAACCCCCACGCGGACTGGACGTGATGCCCAAATCCTTCATGGTCTTTTCGTCTTTTGTCCAGATGGCCTTATAGGTCATCAGGGGCAAAAACTGATCCATGTTTTGGTGCAGGTAAGGCGCACCCTTTTCAGGCTTGCCACCTGCCTCAGTAGGCTTGTTGGCGGCCTGCGCGGGGTCGGTAGGCAACGTCTTCAGCGGTTTTTCTTCCGGCGCTTCCGGTGGGGCCGCGTTGTCCAATGCCTTGAGGGTTTCAATGCGCTTGAGCATGGCGTTGTATTCCGTCATGCCTTTGGTGTGTTTTTCTTCCCATCCCTCCGCGCCTTCCGTGACGAGTTTTTTAAGTTCCTCGTGTTTGGCTTTGGCAGCGGCAATGAGTTGTTCGAGGGTCATTGCTTATGTCCTTGCTAGATGATGTTGGCGAGGTCAATCAGTTCGAGCAGGGCCAGCGCACGTTTTTGGGCATCATCCATATCCGGCGATTTGTTTTCTTCGCGGGGGATTTCGACCCATTCACGCTTTACAGGTATCCACTGATCCGAACTGGCAAAACTAAGTTGTCCGTTATCGTCGCTGTAGCCGACCTTAAAATGGTCACGGCCCGAACTAACCACGCAGCTTTTGTCCATGAGCATGTCCACGACATAAGTGAGTTGCGAACGGACGGCCTCTTGCGCTTGAAAGGCCATGCCTACACGCTCTTGATATTCATTAACTGACTCCGCCTTCTCCGATTTCCCATCGGTAGGCAACTCCCCGTTGCCCTCATCTAGCGAGTCAAGTTTTGAACTATCCAGACCGATTTGTGTGATGGCGCTTTTGACGCTTTTAACGCTAGACACTATCGTGTGTTTGGGGTTGGCGGGTGTGGGCGTAAACGACGCCTCAATCACGGGCCATTCGGTAATCATCCCGTCTTTGCGGGGCGGTTTAACACGTTGGGGTAAAGCACCAGACGAAAAGAATAACTTGCCCTCTTGGATGAGTTTCCAAATCATGTCCTCATACCACTTGCGTGAGGCATCCACGACGCCCAACATGCCTTCTACATAATGCCCGTTTTCGTCGGACTTCCATGCAGTGACTTTGCCAATCGGCCCTTCAAGGGGTAAATCATCTGGCAAGTCTAGGCCCTGTTGTTCAAAAAATTGGCGGGACTTTTCGTGATGGAATACAGCGGGGAGCGCACCGAGGATGTCATACCATTCGCGCACGCCTTTGGTGGAGGGTGCAAAAAATTCCCCGTCTAAGTCTAAGTCTTCGGGGCTTCCAAAGGGTACCAGATACCCGCCAAATGTGCGGGTTTCTTCATCCAATGCTTTGATGAGGTTCAGTGGCATAGCCTATTCCATTGTGTGCTAATTATTCTTATGTTACAGGCAAATGGTTAAAAAAACAAGATGCCTAACGGAATTAGGCTACCGCAACCCCACACGCTGCAATAACCCCGACCAGAATTGCCCCTGCGGAAGTGGCCCCACTCGTTCCATGCCCGATGTAACCCATTGGTGTACGCAATTGGGATGGCGGGGACAAGGGTTGGCTAAAGCAACTTGTATATCTACCTCACCCATGCCCACCAGTCGTCCGCAGTCGTCACACACATAACTACGCGGGAAAACTTTGGCCTTGGCTTTGATGGCCTGCCCGTTGACTTTGAAAAAATCCGTTTGGGCTTGCTGCACGGCATCTCGATTGGCCCACAGCGAAATTTGTGGCCCTTTCCAATTGGCCCGTGCGGTATGCCATGACTGTAATCGTTTCACCAAGTCATCACGGCTGATCTTGGGATTTTCTAATTCGATGGCCTCAATTTGACGGGCCAAGTCACGGTCATAGGTTTGGGCAATGGTTTCGGCTTCAGACTGTGAACGGGCCGCTAAATTATCGAGGGTGGCTCTATCCAATACCAACACCCGCTGCAACCGTACCCCCGCCTGTTTGAGCAGACGGTTGTATTCCGTTTTGTAAGCAGCAGACCGTTGGCGTGTTAGGGCTTGCTCCAAGTTCATAATGTCTTGGGCATTCATATTTAGCATGTTAAACACCAGCGCGCCCCGCTGCGACAGCGCCTTAGAGTTCAACGGGGGGTTGGGCGTCATTCCATTCGCGTTCTGGCACATTCCGTAGTTCCTCTAATCTATCCCTAAATCCAAATGCGTCGGCAATATCCCCTGCCCCCTCTAACACCAGATCGCGGTGTTCGGCAGGTAGCTTATCCATTTGTACCAGCGTCCAATCGGCAAAACGCTTTTCAGTTGCTTGAAGTGCTTCAAATAAATAGTCGAACGTGCGTTCCACATCGCGGCGGTCTGTCGCTTTCAGCAAGTGAGGCCGAACATCCTGCACCACTTTTAATGGCAACGGTAAGGCCAGTTGTGCCATGTCCGCCCCTGTGTCCCATGCTTTGAGGGCCATACGTTGGGCGGCAATGAGGTTCTTTTTGTTGAGGCCCCGTGACTGGGGACTATCCCCCTGTGTGTCCCCTTCGGGCAGGTCGGTGCTTTGGGGGGCGTTGCTGTTTTGGGTGGCTTGCTGCATGGGGCCACCCTGTCCGGGCATTCCGGTATTGCCAAAGAATTGGAGGTAGGCGGAACCGGAACCCCCGCTAGGGCCATCACCCCACTCCACTTCATCCATTTGATACCACCTCTTGCGTACCTCATTAATGGCGAGATAAGGTGCTGCCACTTCAATTTGTCTAAGTTTCAACTCCTCGTTGACGGGTCGAATATCTTCAAATTCAACCTTGAGTGCATACCGTTTGCTGGTGTAGTAGGGCACCAATTCAAGCGATACCCGTTCAGCCAGCGCGTTGAGTTCTTCATAGATCATCTGGTAGTAGTGGCGTTCCCCGGTGATACTCGATGCTTCAGTGGCATCTTTGTCAAACAGAGATTCGGGCACGCCCATGAGGTCGTGAATGCTTTTCTTATTGGCTTGTCGTCCGGCAAGAAAAGACAACTCCATCGGTGTCAGCCCGATGTCATGAATCTTGGTTTGCACAAACCCCGACCCCGATCTGAAAAACATGGTTTCGCGGGCCATGCCCCCTCGGTTATACCAGTCTTGTCTTGCTTGGTTAAATTCGGTTTCGTTCATGAACCCCGCAAATTCAATCGCCATGTTGGGGATAGCGTTACGAGGCCCAAAAAAGTTTTGGTTCCAGTTTGCCATCGCAAAATCGCCATTGATTTCGACCATCGCAGAAGACAAATCAGACAATCCCCAATACTGGTTATTGGGATGCCATCTTTTGATGTGCATGATCTGTTCGGGTTGGAGGTAGGTTTCGCTGCCACCTGTATGCAAAGGCCGATACCAGTACCCCTTAATGCGCCCATTGTCTTGATTGGCATCAATGAACATATAGGCTGAGGGAATAATCTCAATACTTTCGGGTTTGCGGGCACCTTTAAAATACCAAAAGCAATTGCCTTCCAGCCGCAAACGTCCAACCGTCTGCGACCACAATTCAGCCGATGTGAGTTCGGAAGTGGAAGGATAGGCCAGCAGCAACGACAGGGGATGGTCAGGCGCAACTTCTGTATACTTGTCCTTTTTCCATTCCAGTACCCGGCCCTTGCCCATTGAAACCGTTCGCATAATCTTATGCAGGGCTTGAGCGACGAAGATACTGTACTCATAGGCTTGTTGGGCTGATACATGAGTGGTATTGGGAATACCTGTGCCCCAACCGCCGCCCCACACAGGCGTATAAGGCGCAAGGTCTTTGCCTTGCATCTTCATGCCCCAATTCATTAGGCGTGTGCCTACCATTTGTCGAATCATACTGCCTCCGTTGCCACTGGCGGGCCAAAAGCAAAACTGGGGCCTGAAGGCACTTGGCGCATTTGACCTGCGATAGCATCTGCCATCACCAAGTCGTCGTAAGCGCCTTTATCAGCTTCAGCGCGTTTATTTTTAATGACAAACCGCAACGCCTGTTGCACGATGGCTTTGTCGCGGATGGTATAGGCATCGGGACGGCGATATTCTTCAGCGAGGTCGTCAATCATCACCGGACGGGTCGCAGGATTTGTGTGCCATCCCACTCGTCCATCTCGATGCACATATAAATGGTTGTAAGAAGGAAAGGTGTCGGTGCCGGATTGTAAATAATTGAGGACGGTGTGCCCGTGATTGTTGCGTTCAACAGCGACCATTGCCCCGTTATAATGTACCGCCAGATCACGCACATACTTGGCAAACTCGGTTAGCTCAAATTGCCCATGCAGTGTGGCAACCTGCGTATTGGTGCGATAGTCACGCACCACTGCGGCGGCGTTATTTTCCCCAATGCCTTCGGACGGGTCGCACCCCATCACATACCGCGCCCCATTCACGGGCGGTTCAAAGATACGCCAACGAGCAAAGTCTTTAATGTAAAGCCGTTCTTCCACCGGATCACTACACTGGGTATCCAGTCTTAGGCGAAGTGCTTCACGATCAAACCGTCCCCGCCCTGACAACTGAAAACAGGTAATGGGGTCTTCGGGATATTCCTGTGTAAAGTCATCCCCCAGACGTTCAATTTTGGCCCGTCGCCATTTGATTTGTTCGGGTGTAAGGCCGTGTTTTGCCATTAACCCCGCTTCGGCTTCGGTATATTCCAACACCTCGCCGGGGTCGAGAGGAAGGCGATACTCATCATCCCACCACCACGCATAAAAATGCAGTTTCCATTCGCCCCTGCCATCAAGGGCCGCCATACACATATCGTAAAATTCGCCATCTGCCCCGTTGGGGGTGGATTCAATAATGACCCAGCTATCTGCCATGATGTGGCGGTCTGGAATGGCTTCTAGCAACCCCGTTAGTACCAATTTAGGTTCGGGCCAAAAAGCAAACTCGCTATTATGCACAACGCCCGCAATAGTGCAAAACGAATGGGGGTCTTCATCTAATACTAAATCATAGACATATTCGGGCCTTTCAAGTGGTTCAATCTTTGTCACCTTAGCCCAATAATGATTTTTGCCCCGTCGCCATCTGTGCCGACCATAAGTATGATTGGGGTTGGCACGAATACGGTCTGCGATTCTACCATCTGGCGGGGGCGGATAGGGCTTGCCTAGCCATCTGCGTAGTTTTATATTCCCCGGCCCATGCACTGAAACTGTGTATCGAGTACGGTTATTGCGTTCATTGCGATACCCGCCCTCATCCACATATATGCTGGGGTATCCAACCCGCAAGGAAATTAACAGGCGTTTTAACTGTACTGCTATATGTTCGCGGACAGTGCAAAAGGAAACGGTGCGCTCATCTGTAAATGATCCGTCGCCCTCAAATAGTCCCTTTAGAAAGCCTATGAGAAAATCTTTGGGGTAATTCCAAAATTCATCAGGGATTCGCTTGTTATCGCCAGTGCCCAACATGGATGTAATAAAGTCAGTAAAACATCCCCCATAAATGTGATAAATACCCGTAAGCGTTCCTTCCCGCTGACCAAAGCTATAACTGGTGAAATACGGCTTTAAATGTTCCAAGACGG